CGTCCCGTGCTGCGCCCCATGCTGCGTCCCGTGCTGCGCCCCATGCTGCGCCCCATGCTGCGTCCAGTGCTGCGTCCCATGCTGCGTCCCAATCTTCAGGAGTTTTTAATCTCTTGTATTCAATGGAAGCTTCTACTCAAAATCCTTTTAATACTACTGAAACCTGTTTTTCGATTTCTGACTTATCTAAGTTTGCCTTTGGCTTAAACCACTCTATTTTCTTAATTCGATCAATGTAAGCGTCAAGTCTTGCTTCAACTTCCTTAGGAAGTTCTTGTCCGTATTTCATAAGATGAAAGATAATTGATAAGACACGACAATTATATATCATTGCATTCCCGTGTCAAATGTTTTTTCGCTTTTTGTGTGCTTTTATTTTGTTTATATGCTTTTGATCGTTATTTCTGCTCGGGGGTTTACCTTATCCACTCACATTGCTATAAGTCGTATATCAGGAATAACCTTCCAATTATCATCGGTAAGTTTTCTAGCTTCCACCAACATATCTGCAACACTCTCGAACTTGTTTGAGTTATCGGCCTTCCTATTGTCTGGATACCATATTTTCATTTCTATGTAATAAGGAGGTGGAAAATTGATTTTAACGTGCGAAATTTGATCGATTGCTTTCTTCTCCCATTCGATATACGCCTCTGATGATAAAAGCGTAGGGCGGCCCCTCCAGGCGATTCGTTTACTGTTCTTTTTACTTGGTATGCGTCACGTTATTGTAAAAGTGCAGAATTGTAAGTGTTTTTCGAGAATCATATGATCTGTGATTCATAATGATTTTGCTCGTGCGTTTTCTTGGCGCTCTTTTATCTTTTTGTAGTCTTCTGGGGATATGGTAATCATACATATGGTAATAAATACTTCCAAATATGCTTTATAGCTCAACCTTCCCAACTATTCCCTATTGCCTTATAAGCTCTCGAAGGAGAGATAGAATCGAATGAGTACCACTCTGGGAACGACTGGGCGCGGGCACATTCTCGGACTGTGAGTTTGCGCCAGTAGTATTCCGCTTCGTATTTTCATACGAGTTTGTTATTGTTCGGATAATCTCCATTTGCGTTTACCGCGCAAGACTTCTCGAGTGGATATAATCATCCAGTATTATTTCCGTGTGGTATCTGGAAGCGACCGATTGTCATAAACTGCGGAGAAGTAGTGATTCCATTGAGTTTATCACGCATCATTCTGCCACGCGGCGTGGCAGAATTTGGCTGTGCCATATCCACACAATCTCATTCTTGGAGTTCTACGAATCCTTTCTTGGTTGCTTCTGGGATACAAATTTTCTTTTCTATAATTCCAAGATACTTTTCCGGTACTGGCTTCCATACTGGCTCTCCTTTCTTATCTACCGCATCGAAAGGAATATCTTCGAGAATGTCTTTCAATAGGATTCCAGCATCTTCTGGTTGTGGAATATCTATGCCTTTGTATGTTCCGTCTGGTTGGCGTATTCAAAGCCAATATAACCTTTTACGGGTTTGGCAGGAAGTCAGGCGTGAGTCGATATACATTGGCTCGATTCCGAATAGTGCTTCCGTGATTGTAGCTTTCGCTTCCTTTGGCATACTTGCCACGTTTTCCATAAAAAATGCTTTTGGTTTCGTTTCTTTTAGAATTCGGACATATTCCCAAAATAGAGAAGATTTTTCTCCGTCAAGTCCTGCGCGTTTCCCTGCGATGGATAGATCCTGGCAAGGTGGTCATCCGATTAGGAAATCAATAGCACCACAGTGGTATGTCTTATCTCACATAACCGCGGTATTGTTTACCGTAACATCAAGAACGCTTCCTATATGCTCTATATCTGGGAAATTCGCCTTTGCGAGCTTGATTGCATACGGGTCTACTTCCGAAGAGAAGTATCTTGTGGGAGTGATTTTCATTTCTTTTAGGGTTGCGAATCCTTGTTCGGCTCATCCGAAGAGTGATAGTACATTCATATTTATTTCAAAAGATAAGTTTTACAAAATTCTCGCTTCTCATTGTCTCATTTTGCATGGATATCACGATGACAGTCAATGCAAATGGTAACAAGTTGTGATGGGTCATTTCTATCTGGTCAATAGTTGGCTTCAATTCCGTGCCATGCGTGATGGGGTGTTGCTTCAAGATTTCATGACCCGCAAACAACACAACGATATCCATCTCGTTCAAATACTTCCTGCTTCTGTTCTTTCGTTACATTACGCTTAGTATTCTTCTTTGGTTTTCAAGGAAGAGATGTTTTCCAGAAGGTTGGCATTATTTATTTTTAATATGATCTATTACTTGCTCTTTCTGTTTATAAGAAAGATTTTGTGGTGATACAACCGAATAATTGATAACTTCCACGTCTTTGCCTCATACTATCTTCTTAACAATTTGTTTTTCAGCGAATAGGTCTATCATGGTTTGCCTGAATTTCCATTCTGGAACTCAATATTTATCAGAGCATCCACAAGAGCTTTGTATTGGGTGTGGATTTCCAAAACCACAAATAAAGTTTTTGCTAGAGTCTCCGTGGTTTATTTCGACCCATTCTTTTATCTCACGGTATTCTCAATCGAAAAGCATTTTTCAATTGTCTGCGTCTCGAAGTTCGAAGGTATCCGATATCTTGGAAAGCGACTTGGCGCTCTTTATTCACATATATTGGTCTTGCGTTACTGCGAGCTTTCTCCCATCTTTAAGGAGAAGCCAATGGGTTCGTAAATTTGTTGTAAGCATATTAGAAGGATTTATGGGATACTTTTTGCTCTTTTTCTTGCTTTATTCTTCGTGCTTCGTTGTATACCTGTGCGTAATGCTTATAAAAGGTTTGGCAGTTATATATCTTTCAATTCCAGAAATCGAGTTTTGAAGAAAGTTTTATAATTGAAATAACAAACTGTTCTCGACTCATATTTGATTTATCACATATTTCTCAAAATTCCTTTCCAGTAAGTATGTTTTGTGCCCTTTGTCGTTCTTGTGGTCATGCTTTATATATAAGCCCCATGGAACTCAATGTTTGCTTTATTGTATCTATGATTTGGTTTATTTCTTTTTTTCAAAACTCTTCTGGTATATCCAACGCAGTTGTTTCTTCTTTAGAAGAAATGTTTCTTGGTTTCTTTGTTTCTTGGTTTCCTTGTTTATCTATGGTATCAATAGCGTATCAATGCTGTGGGTCTTGCCGTATCAATGCCGTATCTAGTGCCGTGTTTGTTGCTGTGTCACTTTTGACATGGCATATTTGTATGATAGTAGAGCAGAATTGATTGCGAGATTCCTGTATTATTTTTATGAATCACCATTTTTCTAGGTCTCTGAGTGCGGATAAATATGTATTCTTATTCCCGATTGATAATCATTCACATGAATCATTGCTTGGTAGTCAGAATTCTTTTTTCCATCACAGCCTATTATTCAATTCTACGATCCACATGAATATTGATATATGGTAGACACCACACTCTTTGTGTTCGAATGCGTAGTTGAATATCTTTCGCGAAAGTGCATATCAGTCCATATAAATTTTGCATAAAAAATACTGTATCAGAGCGTGAGAGAACTGATACAGTATTTAGAGTGCCAATCCCTTTCGGGTTTCATTGCCATCAAAGGCTATTTTCAAACTATTGGCAGTAAAAGTTCTCACGCTTTTGCTTAACTGCATTATAGCTTATTTTTCATTTATGCAAACTTTTTTACACTATTTCTTCAAAATCACATTGTCTTCCTCATACGTTGAGTTATCTTCATCAGGGTTTGATATCGAGTCAATAGTTTCTTCGATAATGTCCTCGATTAGCTGGATTGGGTTTGTCATACAATAGGATCAAGAATAATCTCTTCAGGTCATGTCATAGTTTCGATCAGGCGCTTGATAGTGGATAGATTAACATCGTAATCTTTGTCTTGTTCTAACCTCTTTATGGTGCGATAGCATACTTTGCTTTTCTTGGATAGCGCATTGATTGTGAGGTTGTTTGCTATGCGCATATCGTTTATGAATTGGCCGATTCAATATAGAGGGATTTGCATATTCTATTCCTTAGTTTTAAGATACTTCGCTACGCACTTATCATTATGGATAGGAAGACACCCTCAGCATTGTGCGATACATAATCAACCTAAGCAATTGATAATGCGCGTACAGGCGCTTTCTTTGAGCTCTTGGAGAGTAAATACGCCGTTCCTTTCTTCGTTGTATATTTCTACACTTCCTTCTTTGCGGTTAAGCCAGAATGTGTTTTTCATATCCCTAAACATAAGACAATAAATACTTCCATATGTGCTATTCAAACGGCTTAAAAAACTTCTTTACTGCGTGCTTTATTTTCTCCAATCCTCTCGACTCTCAATATCAGATGATTTGTTCTGCAAGTTCATCGTAGTATTCTTCTTCTGTTTCAAAGCAGGTGTGTATATTGCTATATTTTTCAAAATACGATTTATCGCACTTGATTTTATATCCGTATATAGTATCTCCAAAAATAGAATCGCCAGAGTCTATTCCATAAATAGTTCCTTTCTTCGGTCTAAGCTGGTATAGAGTATTATTTCGTACTATGTTTCAGTAGTGTGCTTTCGGCGTAAAGTATACCTCATCTCATACTTGAAAGATTTTTTTCATATCCACTATTGGTTAGTAAGTAGCTCTGTATTAGAGTAGATGTTTCCTATTACTTCCATATCCATTGGGTTTGGTGTCTTTGGTAAATAGTCCTTATTTGGGTATGTTTTAACAGTCCAGCCAAATGAAAAGTACGGGGCATAGTATTTTACTTCTTTCCTTACGATTGCTTCGTAATCTCCGTCGTCGTATTGTAAATATTCCACTATATCCCCCTCATAAATTTCCTTTCCATTCTTGTCATTTAGTCAGGTGTATTGCATAAATATACAGTTATCTTTATTATAATAAGTTCTCATATTTTTCCCTGTAGCATCTGTCATTTCATAAATATCTCAACAGTAGTAAAGTTTTTTTCTTTCTTTATTATAAATTCTAAACTTAATATCGCGTGTTGTCATAGGTAGTATTATTTAATAGGTAGGTTGTAGGATTTCGTGAGTGAATTTATTATTTCAATAATTTTATATTCTTCTATATCTTCATCATCAATTACTCGTGCTTTTTCAATTTCAAATAGTATTCTTTTAGAAAATTCCTCTATTGCATCTTGGCGGATTTTCTCTTTAGTCTCAAGAATTATTGTGGTTGAGTTCATAAATATCTATTGATTATTAAATGTATGAGTTGTTTTTACGCCATATGTAATCCTATATACTTCCGTTGAGTTCTTCATAAATGAAATAAATTTACATTTAATTGAGCATATACCGCACTCTCAACTACAATTATGTAAATCAGCTATTCCGTAGCTAATCTTCCATCAGAATGGAAAACGAATATGTGAAACCATAAATACTATTGATTATCGGAAATAAAAAACATTGCTCATACAAAGCCGATTATAAGCTGAAATATACGTAGCGATATAAGTAACATCTCTTGGAGATAGTTTTTCATGTCTACTTATTGTAAAGAATAAATATAGCTGCTTGCAACGTCTGATCTGTTTGTTCTTCGGAATTGTCCCCGAAGTCTCCGTTCTTCCACATGTTGTCGAACTTTGCACCGTGTTGCTGTTCCCATCTCCTTGCAGGGATTCCTGATTGACTGATGAGCTTTGATTTGAGTGTTTCATACTCGTCATCCAGAGCGTCCATGATTCGGAAGATGTTTCTGACTCCTGCGTCCCATAGTTTAGAGAATCGAGCGCTATATCTGCTAATCCAAGCATCTGGATCCATACCAGAGTATTTTATTACTGAGATTTCTGTTCGTTGTCGTAGTTCGAACTCTGAACAGTCGATTACGTGTAATGCGCGATCTGGTGTACGTGATTGTAGGGAAGAACGCTGTTGTTCTTGTGCCCCGGTGTACTTTTCCATATTACCGAGCGTTAATAATACAATTCCTTTCACATCTTTCACATTCTGCAGCTCCAATATCATCAATGAGTACTGCTACCTTGCCACAAACGTTCTCGAGTACTTTGTCGGTTGGTTTGACTGTGGTAATTCTACCTTGAGTCATGTGTACGTTTTCTCCATAACGTACAAAGGTTACGATGTTTTTCATGTTAGTGTGGATTAAATTGTGATCCTTTCGCCGGTTGGATACTATATGATTTTGTTACGATCATATTTGCGACAAGCAGGGTGCTGATGATAACTAAGATAAACATAATGGCTCGGAGTTGTTTCATAAGCTGAAAGATAATGAATACCCGGATATATTATACGTTTATACTTCAATGTCAAACCTTTTTTCATCTTTTCTTTCTATTTCATAAAAAAGACCCCTATTCGAGGTCATTCAGTAGTAAGTATGGAATGTATAATACTGTCTCGCATAATCCGCAAGCAATAAGCGTGAGAACGCGGATTTCATTTACTCAATAAGCGAGAATGAATCAGAGAGTGTACATTGCTATCGTGAGAACAATGAGCATGAAAAGTTTAATCAGGAACATGTTTTTGGAGTTAAGAGTACCAGTGGCGTATCACTCATGCAATTATGAAGAGACAAGTGATCGTCTGGAGGAGATAGTAGAGAAAGAGTCAGAGTTTCATTGTTTGATAGTATATTTATTAGAAAGCATATCTGCGTATTCATTCCATTCATCTCATGAGTGTCATTTTACCCATTCAAATTTCGGCTTCACTGAATTTAATAGTGGGATAAGTTCATGGGACAAATCAGGATTTTTCATTTCGTCTATTCTGTTTTCCTTTATCCACAACCAGAGCCATGCAGTGCAAACACTAATACAAAACTTTGAATCTGTTACGATTATAGGCGATTCTATATGGTTGTACTCACAGTAAATAAGCGTTTCTATGATTGCTTTTAATTCCATACGATTGTTTGTAGTTTTATCGGATCATCCAAATAGTTCAAAATCCCTAATTCAATTCTTCAAAACAACAAATCCCCACCATCATATTCAAGGATTTCATTTACAGCATCAGTCTGTATATACCACTGTATTCTCAGCAAATACTATTCTTGGGGTCTTATATGGTGAATGTTTTATTCCAGTCTTACGCATACAAAAAAGAGTTAATATTAAAAGCATAATTCTCGTAAAAAGAACTATCAATCATAACTCCTTTCTTTGATATTTTAAGTAATGGCATATTGATTCTGTCTTTCTTTACCTTAGCCATTTGGCTCTTGGGGATAGAATGTGGTGAAAAACGGTTCACAATATACGAGATAGCCTTAAAAGAGTATGAATTGGCAATTTGCGCCGTTTTGTTTCATACTTCAATAAAGCGGTTCTGTACTTCGAGTCATAGTTTCTTAGCTTTCTTTATTCTCTGTGATACTGTTTGTTTGTAAGATGTACCAGTCTGTTTACCAATAGTGGCGAGTGTTCTGGATCTATTACCGTATTCGTTAGGCTTTCCTGCCTGTAATGCAGTTATGAAAATCTTGAATTGTGATATTGAACGAACTTTGTCCGTGATAGAACGAAGAACGTCTATAATCACAAGTCATGTTTTCTTCCGGATATAGAGAACTCAATCGCTTGATATCCCTCTGAAATACTCGCACTTAATAGCCCCACGTTTCCATATATTCTGGATATTCTTCTTTTCAAATCCATTCCGCAGCATATACTTTGTAAACTCTTCTTTTGATATAGTACCACTCTTTTGTTTACAAAACGAACGAACGCAAAAATCGAGATAAGCTGAATATCTCGTTTCGTGATCGTATGTATATAGTGGGTAGTACATAAAAAAGTGCCTATGTATTGCTACGATAGGCACTTCTCATTGCTCTGATCAAGTTTCGGAGGATTAGGCAACTCCGATTTGCCTAATCAGAGCGATTCTCTATTCGAGAGATCCCTGTTATTATAAAGCTATTTTGTATAAATCAAATCTTTTTGCACTTTTCTTTCTTTCTGTATACCATATCTACCACATCGAATCAGAAATTATCGATTCCACGGGTGTTGAACTAGTCTCTAGGCACGCCGTGGTTTTTGTTTACAGTATCATTTTTACCATGAGGTAAAATAGCTATAAATACTTCCCACATAATTCAGCAGCTTCTCCTCTCGTCATGGTATCAGTTGGACGGTCTCAGCTCCATTCGACAGGCTTTTCAATAGCTCTGGATAGCATGGTAATAAAATCTTGCCTTATAACTGGCGCGTCTCCATCCTTTCCGTTCCATATCACTCCTGTATATTCAGGACGTGTTCTCTGTACCATCAGACTTGCTTCGTAGCGTGTTACGTTGTTGTTTTCGTCCTCTCCGTTCCAGATTCCTTTGAGCTTTGCTTTGTAACGATAGAGAGGAGATGCGTTTGATGCATCTACGAGTGAATACCAAGTAAAAGTAACATCCGCAATAAGACAGTAAGGGATATAAAAATATCCTTCGTCTCGTCCGTAGTCTGTACCGTAGGAATTTGCAACAATGAAAGCACCTTGTCCGAATGGTGTATTGAAATTGTCATCATATCAACATATCTCAAAGGCATGCCCGTCACTTCATGGAGTTATTTGAGAAACTATATAATTCGATGAGTGGAGGAGTGACCAAGAGATTGTGTTTGATCCAGAACATATCGGTCAACGTACAAGAGCCTGTTTTAATGCCCCTACATTGCGTTTTACAGTTGTTCGGCCTTCCAGTATACCCAAATCAATTCGCAACGCGTCTATTGGCCCTACAATAGACCCTCCGTCTTCATCTGAGTATCAGTACTTATAGCAATACGGCTTTAATTGTTCAGTAGACATAGAATCGGCATATGGTACACCGATTGTTTCACGTTCTATCCCATTTACCTCGTTGGCTCATTTAGTGGCCGAGAAGATAGTACATTCCATTGTCTTCCCCTGATCGAGGATAGGGGAGCGCGCATGGAATACACGGGCAGGCAATTCGTCTATCGAACCGAATACCTCTTCATCTGGGTAATCCCGAGCATCGGGGATATCATATGCAGCATTATTTACGAGTTGTGGCATTGATTTCTAAAATTAAGGATATTGTTTTGGCTACTTCTTTCGCCTTTTCTTGGGCGTATTTTCTCACGTCTTCGTTCATAGTTGAAAACGCCATGGATTCATAGCGTGTTTTCTCGGATTCGAGAGTTTCAAGGAGTGTTTCTGGCATGATTATCGTTTACGGATTATTCCTCGTTTGTACACATAGTCTGGGTCATCAAGCAAAAGAATCCTACCAACATCTTCCTTGAATTGGTGGGTGAGTGCGGTGGAGTTTATCCCAATAATACGTTGGATCTGTTCGATCGGTGTCTGATTAGCGAAAATCATATGCAGTGCTCTATGGACACGCTGATCGAGCCGTACTTTGTTATCCGGTGCGTTGCTTCCGTCTCTTGAGCGCGGAACAACATGATGGATATCGTAGATTTTATCTCCCATATAAAAAGGGGTTAAGCACCTTTCTTCTTTGCGGGGACAGTTGCTACACGTCCAATATCTTTTCCTTTAGGTACGACAGTTTTCTGTCGAGTGAGTACTTTACGAGCCATTATTGTTCACAGGTAAATGAATAGTTTCTTAATTCCTTTTCAACGTATCATACTTTGCTTTGTATCTCGTCCAATTTGGCCCATGCAAAATATAGGAATACGGCCATTGGTATCATAAGAATGAATGCGGCCAATACCCCGAACAAGAATGATTTCGTGAAGTTGTCCATATTAGAAATATTTGTTAGCAACAAATCAAACGATTGTAACTATGACAGCCCAAGCGCCTGTGATGTAGGCGATTTTGGCATTTATACCGTTTTTGAAATCATCCGTGTCTTTCTTATCAGCAAATTTTTGGGGAGCAGTAAGAATCCACATTTGCATGGTTTGGTTCAGTTCTTTCACGGTCTTTTGGGTCTCGTGAGATGTATCTTTGATCTCCTGGATATCTTTTGACATTTGTTCCTTTTCGATCTCAAGTTTTAATATACGATCTCACTGATTACAGTCGTGCTTGGTTGCCATACTATTCTTTTCACTTTTGCCCGAAGTAAAAGCTCACAATCATTAGGGCTATGCTTTTGAGCGGTTCTCCTACTTCGATCTGGAAGATATTCAAACCAATGATTGACAATACAATCAACAGGAGGGAAATTTTTGTTGCTGACTTCAAGATATCCATAAATAGGAAGTTAAGATACTGTGATAATATCAAAAAACAGCGCCTTTGCAAGCGCTGTTTGCTTTATTTGAATGAAAAGAAATATTTTCAGAATCTTTCTACCATATACAAGTATATATTAGCCATGATTTTTTGCAAAAGTGTTTCTGAAACTGCCATACACAAATCGTAGAACATCCAGTTTGCTCGGTGCATATCAACGTCATTTCATCATCTGGCGAAGGCAATATCATGATACCGACTTGCTTGATAGAATAGTCTTTGATATGGGAATATTATTCTCCACCAACCTATGCAGTTTGGCCCGATTCATGTTTTATCCTTTGAAAGGTCAATTCATACAATATGTATGAGAAGCTGTTTCATACTACAAGATTATGTATTTCGCTGGTATTACATTACCTTCCATATCAACGTACTCAGGATAAAGAAGAAAAACGTTTGGTTCTACCTCCTCGAGTGTTGTCCATTTTCTTAAGTAAACTGCTGTTTCCTCATTCGAAAGATTTGTTATTTCATACTGAGAGAGAACAACTTTACCCTTTGCAAGAATATCGCTCACGCTTGTGCCGAACATTGCAAGTGTAGCATCATCTGCTTCTAGGCTTCCAAGGCGATATCACCATTTCTTTCAGGGTGCGAAGTCCTTTGTTTTGTCGTCTCCAACAATATCACACTCCATATCTACAACGCCTTGAAGGTGTGGATACTTATCAAACAAGTTCATATTAGGACCCCAACGCGTAGTGTTGTCGTTTGCTTGTGGGTAGTCGAATACGAAAGTAAAATATATTTTAGTCATATTATGGAATGAAAAATGAATAATATAGTTGTAATATCTCAGTAATTGAAAGTTCTTTGTTAAATATTAGTATATTCGAAACAGTTCATGGATAATATCCGCTTATGGATGAATCAAGCCCAGCTCATATCATCAACTGTACGTCTCAATTATAGTATAAATTTGTTCATCAAACCCCAGAAGTATCCAAAAATCAATCCACGTATAATTTCAAGTTACCATTATTATATGTAGCAACTATATGATGGTATTTTCAATCATTTATTATTCTTGATCAGGTTATATCAAGAAAACTTGCTCAAGATGTATATTTGAATCTTAGTTTTATTACTGAAGATGACTGTTGTACGCTATATGCCATATATCAACCAGTTGCCTCGCTTGCCTTTGCTAATATGTAATATCATCACGTTGTCGTTCATTTTACCCAAAGAGATATAGAGATAGTAGAAAGTTTTAATGATGAAGACACCCCTCAGTTTATATAGTTTGAGCTACCATTAAACACAAACCCTTTATATCACTGCGACCTTTGAGTTGTAGGGCTATTCACAAGTGTTCAATTATTTCAGGCTCACGAACTGTCGAAAGCCGTCGTACCACTTACCGTTCCTTCGAGGAATAGCTTGCAAGAGGCTTTTAGGTTTTCGGGTATTGAGATGCGTTGCATAGTTATAAAAAGCTAAGGAGATAGTCTTTTGAAGAAAGGTCGTATATTGCTTTTACTTCTGAATCATTTTTTACTGTGTTGAACAAAAAAATCTCTCCAATTATTCAATTATAAAATTGCGCCAAGCTCGACCTAGTTCAAATATATGTATTTCAAGTGGATGTGGATGTTGATATAGTCCCGAAAGAATCCACTACTCAGTTACTAAAAATTTTACTTCAATTTGCCTGTCAATTATTACAAACAATAGTTATACATTTCCAACTATTATCATTAAACGAGCTACCATTTGAATTTATTGATTCATTTATCCAATCAGCGAATTCTATTTTCCCAGTTGATGGGTAATTCATTGTCAAAGAGAAATTAGAATTTTGCATTATTCTCATGGTAGATGTGGTAGACGAGCACTTTACCCATATAAGCATGGTATAACTTGTAGGGAAAGCCAATGCGGAAATTATATAATTATTTGTCCCATTAAAACTATACGCACCATTCGTAAACCCAAACCTATCAGTTGTCAAAGTTGCTCCTGTGACTGTTCCGTTATTCCCGCCTACAATATCATTCGCATCGCCTCGCATATCATAATACGCTACTAGTCAATCCATCAACCCACTCATACTTCCGCCACCTAGCTTTCGGAGTCATTCGAGATACCAGTTCTGGATTTCTGTTGCGGAGATTGCACGGTTAAAAAATGCCACTCTTCCAATATTTCCAGTATATGAAGATGATCATATACTTAAATTTGAGAATGTTTTCGCATCACAGGTAATAACTACATCATTCCACACGTTTAATGTAAGCTGTGTAGTAGCTGTATTGTTTACGTAAACACTTACATTAGCAAGGCCTGTCGTAGTTATTTGTGACGAAGCATTGATAGATATAATAGACGTCCCTGTTACAAGCGTTGCCAACGTTTTTATGTTGGCTGTTGGGTATATTCTGAAATAGAGTGTTTGTATATTTGTGAATGTTGCAGAAGATGTTACTGTGGAAGTTGCTCAAAATACTCAACATTGCTTCTGAAAACCTCTATCCGTATTAGTATAAGTCACATTTGTCGCAGTACCGTTATTCGTTCCTGCAGAGTCTAGAGCGTTTCAGTTAAGAAGCCACTCTCCAACCATTCAGTCACGTCTAGGAATTTTTATCGATAATTTCATACTCTAACTGGGGTTATTATCGCTCTTTGTGGATTCCATCAGGATCTTATTCTATTTCTAATGGCAGAGAGTTTTACAAATTAAGAAATAGTTCCAATAAGTTGGATATTTACACCTGCCCCAAGAAATGTATTCCCGCTTCCTGCTACAACTTCAATAGTAAGCCTATCCTTGGAAGAGAATGAGGATGTTGAAACGGTTGCCTTCCCGCTGTCTCCTGTTTGCACTACGTATAGAGAGTTTGATGCGCTTTCTGTTGTTGTAATAACAAGGTTACCGGAAAGGATAGTCGTTCCGTTCTTTTTAACATTCACTTCAAAGTTTCCACCAACTGGAAGCGTTGCAAGGCTTATAAGTAGTGATGTTACAGTGAAGGCTCGCCCACTCTTTTCATACACCACTCCAGCATACGCCGTTCCACTTGTTGCGAATTCTGCTACTATTGAAGGTCATCCTGCCGAAATAGTCCAACTCCTATCATCACTCAAATCCTGAGTAACTCCATTGATTGCAATGGTGCGTGTTATTGGAACGAATCTTTGTTCCACTCTCCAACTGCTTGCGTCTGTACCTGTGTTTTTAATAACAGAAAGTCGTATATTTTCTCAAGCAGGAAGTGAGTATACGAGATTTCCACCTGATGAGTTAATAGTGAGGGGATTATTACCAGAAGTATTATTAAGTATGAAGAATTGTCATACCTGAATAGTAGAAGATACTGGAAGGTTTACTGTGTTGGTACCAGTAGTATTAAATTGTACTACACTGCTTGTATTAGTAAGTGTTTTAGTACCACTAATTGGGTCACGAGCAGCATTTTCATAATATTTAATTGACTGTCAATCAAATAATTTATTTGTAAGTGTCTGAGTTGCTGTTGTTCATACTACTTGCTGTGCTATGTTTGCAGGGTCGTATACTGCTTTTGTCATATCTCCGCTTCCACTTCCACCAGTTGCAGCGATAGTGAAGTTTGGGTATGTTCCAGTGATTGTAACGTTTGTACCTTCTGTGAGCGAAACAACTTGGTCAGGACTTGTATTGGTAACTGTAAAGTTCGGATATGTTCCTGTTACCTGAATACCTGCACCTGATAAAAGCGCAACTACTTGGTCGTACTTGTTGGTTGATCATTCTGCAACGTCATCTGTTGTGAGTGTGACGTTGGAAGAAAGGGCTTTTCCGTTTACTGTTGTAGTTTTGTCTACTTTTAATCCTATTGCTGTTTGGGCTGCTGTTGAAACTGGGAGGCTGTCCAAAGATACCTCTTTTATATCCCCAGAATCAGAAGTATCTGATATAATCAATAAATCGTCATTTTCTGGTGTAACGGAAGTTGTATCCGTTGGGAAACGAATATCGGGCATTATACGGAAGGTCTTAATGAATATGTTGTATCAGCTGAATATCAAGCTCATCGTACCATGATAGGATTTCAAAGACGATCGCAGATCTGATTGCCATTTCTATCTTTCAAATAATACCAAAATGACTGCGTGCCAGAACGTAACGAAAAAGATGTTGATACGGTATCTCGTAGTGCGTAATTTGTCATAAGCAGTTGGTAATATGCAGATATTATATGTATTTGCGTTTTATTTTCAAGGAACAAAAAACCCCTCATTGAGGGGAGAAAACTATTTCTTTTTCTTTCACTTACAAGGCATATGTTGGAAGATTATTTAGAAAGAGGATATAATTGACTGATAGCGTCCAAGAACTGTTCCATTGTTTCTCTAGGTGGCTTCTTCTTGAATGGAAGATAGATGAGATATGCGATTCAGAATAGTGCGAGTGGTGTCATTATTTTGAGATGAGTTGTTTCTTTTTTAGCGCTTGTGATTTTACTGGTTTTCTCGTAGATTGCAAAGGTTTTTTGATGATTGTAGATGGTTTGAGTGGTCTTGGGATTACTTTCTTTGCGTTTTTTGCTCCGAGCTTACCAACGAGTTCAAGTCATCTTGCATAAAGTGCTGGATTAGTTGCTGCATATCAAAGTGCAATACCTATAGGTCCTAAAAATGTTCCTCAAGCAGTGGTACCAACTATTTGCCTTGCAACACTACCTGTTTTTATTGATAGGATATTCCCAACTTCCTCGTATGCTTTCAATGCTCGCATCTCATCCCCGATTCAAGGAATAATTTTCTCAAGTCTATCGAGCTTCATTTCCTTTCATTTTCCTGTTATGTTTGCGATAGCTTGGATATAGTTATCCTTTAGACTTCCGTCTTTGTTGAATATAAGTGGTCGCACTTCATCCAAGAACTTCTTCTCTGGAGAAAACTTAGCATCGAGTTTAGCAAGTCCATCGATTCGTTCTTTTGCAAGTTTGTCAATATCACTTCGAATAGCTCGTACAATTCCTTGACCTTTACTTGATACTCATTCCTGCCAACCAATAGTTGTATCTATGTTATGGCGTAGAGATAGAAGGTCATCATCTGTTAGCTTTCCTCCTCGTTCTGCGATATAGTCAGCTACCTGCTTAATTGCTGCTCGGTCTTTCATTGGGAGATTCACAGACTTAACTGTTCAAGCGTTCTTTGCAAGAATATCTTCTAATTCTGTCTTATCTGCGACTTCTACTCCTTTTCTAACTGCTTGGTAGCCTTTCCCTGTATCAGATAAATCGTCCATTCTTGTCTTTAATGCTCCAGCCACCTTTTCTGCTTGTGATTCACGTGTTAGTACTCATTTTCGAGCTGCTTCATATGCATTAGGAGCTTTCTTTATAGCTGTTTGTGCTTCTTTTGATATTCCAGTTGCGAGTGATATCCCACCTTCTGCAATCTTTGAAGGAACTGTACCAACTGCCTTTGCTCATTTTACTATTTCCGGTGCTACTTTTCTTGCTCATTCTATAATAGATTTACCAGCTGCTATTTCGGCATTTGTTACCTTAGAAGCTCATTTTAGTGCTGCCTCTGCTACTTTTGGCGATGCCTTTACTCAAAGAAGGTTCAAAGCACCTTCAGCGGTCAATCCTGTGTCTTTAATGAGCTGTTTTGTTGGTTCGCTTTGTGAATTGTACCATTCTTGCGCGTTTGCGAATCATTCTTTGGTGAGATCCTTCACTACGTCTGGGGTAACGGATTGAGCGATAGGTGCAGCGACTTGTTCAATTCATTGGGACACCACTCATTCGATAGGGGACGTGACCGCTCGCCCCGCTCCGATAAGCCCCTCGATCAATGGACGACCGACATCGGTGCTTTTCTCTCCGCCATGTGTCATCTGGTAGATATTTGAGCCGATCCCCTTGGCGAATCCGGAGAATCACTTGCCAGCCGCTTCTGCTCACTGAGCGAATGCGTTTGCTGTCTTTTCTCAAATTCCTGCCAATGTATCTCCAACTCATAGAACCTTATTTTGTTGTGGTATTTCTGTTTTATTTGTAGAAATACCCATTTTATTTTGGATGGAATCCGCAATAAATGACTCATCTTCGCCATTCTGAATCATTTTTTTGACAGCCTCTCGGCGTGTTGATAATTCCGGCTTGTCTTTTGAAGCGTCAAGAAATCACTGAATGATATCTTTATTTTTAGAAGCATTCAATGTATTTTCTCATTGTTTCTGTATGGCTTGTGCTTGTTCTTGTGTAGTTCATTGAGCGTATGGGGCGGGAGCCATCTTTACACCTCATGTTATATCCATCGCAGCAGCAAATGGGTTTAATGTGGATCGTTCTGTATTGAGCGCCGATCACTGTTTTACGTTAGAGAAATCGAATAGAGCCATATTAAAATGTGTAAGTGTTACCGGATGATGATTTTATAATGCTTCCATCAGTACCTTTGCCTATTTCATTTAATAGTCAATTTACTTTGTTCTCATAACTCCTTACAGTTCCAGCAAATCCCGAAACATCACGACCAGCACTTCCATCGATCTGAATTTGGGATTTGAACCCATTTATCATCGTCTTAAGAGTCATAGCAAGCACAAGTTTATTCACATCTTGTGTTGACTTAAGATTCGGTACGGTTTTAGAATAGTTTTCAATATCGGCATCTGTAAGAACTCATACTTCTCCGTATACTCAACGAGCAAGATTTGGAATAAGAGCGTTAATTTCCGCCTTTAATGCCTGCGCATTTGTATCATAAGGATTATACGAGCGTATTGCGCCAAGTATTGGACCAGTATCTGTTTCCTGTATTCTCTTTGATAGGTCGGAAATCTGCGATAAAGCCTGAGAGAATTTACCAAGTGATTTTAGGCGCTCCTCTCCCATATCTTTTCCACCCTGCGAATACTTCATAATATCGTATATATTCGCATTTTCATCTTCCATAACCTGCGCTTTTTCGTCAAGGAATGAGCTATATTCAGAATCTTGTGATAGTTTCTTCTTGTCTGCGGCTGTTGCACTGTTCCACCTGTCTATTTTAGCAGGGGAGTATCATGATTGTGCCTTAGTTCCATCTCCACTTACGGTGAAATCTCCACGCTGTATCGCACCGATGAATTCTTTCCCTATTTCTGGGGTGCTTGAAGCATAAGCAACGCCGATATTGGCTGATTTGTTAGGATTTACCCCCTCATTTGCAATGATAGCATTCAGGAGGGTTTCTTGTGGGATATCTTTGATTCTTGTTTCTGGACTGAATCAGGTAAGGCGTGAGTAATTATTGGCAGCGTTGGTATTATACGCAGCATTAGGACCAGAAGTCCAACCGCTTGCGAATTTCCCTAGAGTAGTATCTCCATTTGCCCAAGAACTTCCACCGCTTAATTTTGTAGATAGGTCAGAAAGTGCTGCTGCCTTACCTGTATCCATATCAGGGAACACTGCGTAAGTGCGACCATTTGGCGACTTATAGAATCAAACCGCCCCGAGACTCTTCGCATAATTCTTTCCTGCTTCTGACTCTGCCATAATGTTTCAAGGATTGTTTGTATCCTGCCCGACATTATTTCAGGTTCTTGTAAGTGACGATGTAAGATCGATAAATTCTCCACTTGGTATTGTGGATACTCATTGCCCTGATGTAGAAGTACCGTTTATTCAGCCAACACCGTTGAAGCCTCTGCTCTGCCCTGTTTTCTCGTTGTATTCAATGGTCTTTGTAACTTGGTTTCCGTCTGCGTCTGTATATGTAATGTTTGAAAGTTTCCACCCAGTATCTTCTGGTGCAAATTTCTTTTTCATTGCGTTTTGGTATTCAGTTTTGCTTTGGAATGCTTTGTTTAAGTCAGAAAGCGCATCTCAAAGACTTCTTCAGCTTGCAACCTGATTTTGAATATCGGCAATAATAGCTTGAGAAGAACGTTGTGGTAGAATACCAAGATCGGCGTATTGTTTCAGTAATTGGTTCGTTGCAGTAGTTGGATCGCTTGCGATTTTTGCTTGTTGTGATAGTTCTTGCTCAAATTCTTTCTGCTTCTGTTTTATCGATAGATCAGATCTGAATTGTTCAAGCTGTTTCTGTTTTTCAAGTTCTTGTGCATCCTTGTATAGTCCGAGATTCGTTGACATAAGGTTTGCGGCTTCTGTTTTCATATCTGCAAGTGTACCAACCGCGTTGTTGTACACATTCATTTTCACAACCAAATCCTTGTAAATGTTTTGTTTTCGCTCTGCCTTTAGTGCTGCCGCATAGCTAGAAGTTGCGCCAGATCATTTCAGCTCTTGGTCAACTGCTGTATCAATATTGTCGTATTCTGCTTTCAGTGTATCGTAATCGTTCTTTTTCGTTTCCACGTCTTTCTGTTTTGCTTGGATATCTGGAGTTGTTGTCAATGAGTTCATTTCATCGGCAGTGATATACCCATCGGCAAATGCTTTTCCGATTGCAGTATCTGCCACGATATTATTGAGAGCGCTGTTCACTACGTTATCTGTTTTGATATCCTCCTTATTGATACGATTAAGGGCGAGGGCTTTATCAATCTTCGCCTTTACCTCTGGGATAGATATGAGATCATTGTATGTTTTAGACCCCAAAGCGATCGTTCCGTTTTTAATGGACGAAGCAAAATCGGTGTCAGTGAATGTTTTGAACTGATTTATGTTATCGATACGTGATTTTGCCTTCTTGTATTCATTTGTGCTAGTATCTCATGCAAAAGAATTTGAAGCCAGTTCGTTGAATATCTGGTTTTCTCATTTCGGGATGTTCTGTTGTTTATAAACAGAGTCCATGATAGCTCTTTTAGCAGGGTCTGCGTTTGCGTATCCATAAGCAGCGTCATATGCTGCTCGATCTTTGAAAAGCTGTGGTGCGTTTTTAATTCACTCGTTCAAATTCGCGAGTATTTCTTTTTCTCTTCATGTTCCAATATTTGTGTCCGCTTTTGGAGTGTCCGCTTTTGGAGTAGGCGTTTCAATCTTTGGCGTTTCCACTTTGGCGGTCTCTGCATTTAGTTTCTCCTGTTGCTGCTTGATAAAATCATTGGACATTCCAAAAGAGTCTACTTTAGGAGTCTCTGGAGCAGGCGTTGGAGCAACCGGTGCGACAGGCTGTGGACTAGCCATTTGATTATTTTGTGCATTTTCTGGTGGTGTTCATCAAATATTGGCTGTCTCTGTTTGCGCTGAGACAGTATTTGCATTTTTCGCTTGCTGTGCAGCGATAAACTCGGGCGACATTCCGAAGGAATCTGTTTGTGTAGTTGCCATTTTATGAAGGAAATGTATATGACACGATTATATTCAAAAGGATAGCCTTTGCAAGCTATCCCCAACACGTGATTATAAATTGTGCGCTTAGCGCGTTATTCGTTGTGAAATTAAGAGTGAATCCATCAGAATCCATTGAAGTGAGAGTGGCTGCCTTGAGTGTTGTATTCCCATTGTTTGGGATATATATGATTCTATTATCACGGTATGACCTCACAAATGTCCCACTCGACCAATAGTCATATTGGCATCCGTTAGAAACTCCATCGGCGGATCAGTCGGACGATGAAGAAGGGGATTCAATCATGTTTGCCTGTATCCTCACTGCTGTTGGCTTGAATCATACGCCAGTATACGACCACGATCCAGTGGATGTGCCTGTATATGTATAGGTTTTCACGTACGTTTTCCCACCGCTCGATCACATGACCTCTTTCCCTAGTTCCAACTGTTCTTTTGTCTCTCACGCCTTATACATATCGGTGTAATACGTAGGAGTTTTTTCATCCACTACGTTGGCAATATCTCAAAGTTTCTCGTCTTTATCCATTGTTAGTTATCGTTAACAGTATCGGCATACACCACAACACGTCAAACAGACGGAGTATATGCGTTAATTGATCCATCACTTCCAGATACAAGCTCGATTTTTAATTGAAACTCGGTAATATTCCCGAGAGCAGTTTGCGATATTTCCGAATGTCTCATTGTATACGTTTTCTTGTTTTGATACGTTGCAAAATCAAGATCTTTTATGAGAATATACGAAGAGCTTTCGTCCGATCGAATATAGACAAGAATTCTTGTGTTTGGTTGGAGCTTAAGCGCTATCTTTATTTTATCAATTACCATTTCCTCGATCATTTGCCCTCTTTGCATGAGAGTTTGGATATTTCCGCTGTCAACATATCAAAGATTTGACGGTGTTGTGTCGTTTTCGATTTTGTACACCTTGTTGTCGGATGCTGTTGTGAAATATGTGTACTGGCTATCGTGTGCGTGTAATAGAATTGTGTCAGTAAGCGAAACAAGCCTTACAAGGCTCTTGTTTGTGCCGGGGTAATAGTTGCCATATGTATATACTCCTTCTCACGATCCAGAACGCCCACCGCTGATATAGACGATACCTTGACGGATTGTCATGTTTCATCGTAAAAAACGCGCTCAGGATGCGTTTTCCTTATCAACTCTCACTTCGCTCTTTTGTGTACCCTGAATGAGGTAGAGATCGGAATAATACCGATCATATCATAATACCGCATAATCGTTTCATCCATCATTTACAACCCCAAGAATCCTCGAGTTATTCCATATTTGACGATAGAACGGAAGAACATCGGTTCAATTCCAAAAGTATTGCACTCATGAATTACCGATATTTGTGTATATCTTGAAATTATTCTGGAATTGTGTGAATCAGTAGATTGATTCCTCTGTTGGCAATACAAGAGCATTCGAGACGACCTCTGACTTGTCTAGCTCAACAATACAATTGTTTATCGCTGCGTATAAATTTCCGTTGTTGCTGATTACCTGTATTTCGTCCTTGTCGTTGAATACGGTTCAAGTGGCGGTGTATGATTTGTACGCTAGATTGAATGTCGATAGAGAGCTATTTGAACGATGGATCACTCATACTCAAGCAACAGGAGCGGAGTAATAATACACGAATTGGGATCATGTATTGTTTGTCATCACGCCTATCCCATCAACACGAGTATTTGAGGCAAACGTGTTTTTAAGCACTCCGTTTAGGTATACATTCCCCGATGAAGTACACACAACGATTCAGCCTCATGAAATTCATAGTTCTGCCAAGTTAGCTATACAGGAGATGTTCCCGGAAAAAGTCCATCATGTATCCACAAGTTTCGATTCTAGTTTCGCATACGACAAATCCTTTCGCACCTCAACTCATTCCGAAGCATAAAACGAGTTTGCAGGTCATTTCGCTATATCATCAGCCTCTCATCCAATGAAAGACTGTATGTCGAATACTCTTTTTGTCATTTTATAGAGGATTAACGTAGAATCATGGGGCGGTTCATCTTGGCGAAGCGCTCGCAACACGAGTATTGAGCGAAGATATCATAGTTGCAAGCTCCCTTTGGAACTTGTTTTCAGCATCCATTGCCTCATTTAGCAATTTTTGGCGGATATACGAGTATTGCCTAGCTCAAAGACCGATGATATAGTGGTATTTCGCAGGTATTTTACCATTGAATAAATCGGATTCCGATACTGTTTCATCAAAATCGACAAGCCCTGTTGAAATGAATACGCGTATTTTTGAAGTATTATCGACAGGGGCAGGATAAACAAATACAGAGTTATCCTTTACCTCGTAGAAAGGAGACGTTTTCGGTTGATGTACTTCATAATATGATTCATCATGATCGAGTAAGTCAGTATCTTGTCGAAAACATTTCGTGAATGTTCACGTGTTACCGTAATCAATGGATACTCCATAGATTTTGTTCGTTCCTTTTATGTTTCAAAATGTTTGATTCATAAAAGTGTACTCCGATTGATATGGGACACTATCTCATGTCGCTCGATTCCAGAAAAACTTCTCTCATATCTTTTTCACTATTGCATCTTCAATAGTGTGATATGCAGCATTAAGATCGGTCAACACGTCGGGCAGATTGTAGTTACTTATATCTGTTCAAGATGTTGCTCGTGCATATGCTACAAGCGCGTATCAGTCCATTATTTAGTTTTTAGAGAAATAGTTGACTTCTTTTCTTCCAAATTATGTTCGATTACTGCAACAATGTTTGAATTGTAAGGGAAAACAGTCAAAACAGCACTATCACTATATTCATTTCCTTCAAGATACGCAGTTCCTGCCCCAAGAGGAATATCAACAGCCTCTCATCCATGGTGCTTTGCTATAAGATGCATAAGAACATCACGTTCAATTGTCGCGTTGTATTCATGAATAACAGTTCCAGAAAGGATCTTGATGGCAAATGTCTTTTTCATATGGTATGATAAAAAATATATACGTTTGCATTATATACAATGTCAAACAAAAAACAAGAAAAGCACTCAAATCGAGTGCTTAACTTGCGAAAGACCATATTTACTTAGTGTCCTTCTTTCCAGGAGACTGAGCATAAACACATTCGCCTTGTTCGACCATGTGTTTTGCTATTGATTCAGTAGTTTCATGAATGACACCACTCTTATTCTCAATAAATACAGTTTTTGCCATACTTTATGTAGTAACGAATTAAGCCTGCGTTACAAGCGAGAAGCTTGCGGAAGCAGTAGTTCCCTTATTTGCGTATACTCCACCTGTACCAGTTGCAACGTTGGTATCAAAGAAGAGAGCCCCCTTTGCATATCCTGCTGTTGTATCAACTGGAACAGTAGTTCCTTGTTGGAGTACAATGTATCCAGAACCGTCTCGAAGAAGGATTCCACCTTCGGTTGTCTTCTCAATAGGAAGTGCCATATTTTATATAGATTACGCGGTAAGCTTTACAGATACGAGACGTTCAGCACCTTCGGAGAATACCTTAGCACCGTAACGACTTGCTCCCTTCATGTAGTTCACGAAGGAATTTGCCTGAGTCTCAGAACCAACGAATTCAACATTTGGCTTTGTAATTGCAGCAAAACAGATTGGCTTTCCTTGTCCTGCAAGAGCATATACTGAAGTTGCAGTTACAAGGCGGTTTGACCAGTAAACCTTCATATTGTCCACTGTTCCGATAGTTCCACCAGTGACAACATTGTCGCCAAGAGTAGTATCACGAACGAGTTCAGGAGCATTAAGAAGGAAGCGCTTGCGCTTAGGGTCAAGAACGATCCAACGATCAGAATCAGGAACATTTGCTTGGTCAAGCTTCATTGCAACACCAGTGATAAGATCGTAGATGTTAGACTTGGAAACTGTAACAGAGTTTGTACCACCACCATTTGAGGCGGTTGTCATATCTCCGTCAGTGAATGTGATTCCTGCGTTTACGTATTGCGCGAAAATTGCATCATCGTAAGCTCCTGCAAATCGTTCTGCTGCGTCCTTGATAACCTGAGAGTCTGGGCTTACAGCAACGAGCTTGTAATCCTCATCAGATACCTTGATAGTAAACGCCTTTCGTAGTGTAGGAGTGAATGTTTCATCAGATTGAGCAAGATCCTGTACTGGGATTTCATCATAAGATGAAGTCATATCAGCAAGAGTGATCTTTGTCTGACGAATGAAGTGAACGGTGTCAATCTTGTTGAACTCTCATTCAAACTTTGTATCGGAGATATATTTTCCGACAAACGATTCACGGAGCTGGCTCTGGAGTACAGATGCCCACATAGCTCCCTTTTGTAGTGTATTAGCCATTTGATAGTAGAATAAAAATATATTCTACTGTTGAATGTTACTTGAATTTTACTCCACCGAATTTCGATGTAGACGCTTCAATATATTTCTTCTGTTGATCTGGCTTCATTGCATCAAAAGCATCGACAGATACTTCTCTGAATGAAGATGAAGGAGAACCTTCCCCAGTAACAGCAGGTTGTGAGTATACTTTCCTGTTCTCTTCAATTTCTGCGTCTCAAGTGAGTTCAGATAGAAGTTTTGCTCGGGAGAATTTGCCCTTTGTTGCAGCATATAGATCTTCGATTTCTTTTTTGATATCGTCAGATACTTCATGCGACTTGTAGAAATCTTTCTTTTCCATGAGAGCATCGAGAACACTTTCATCGATCTCTTGCTTGGCGGTTGGAGTTTCTTTCTTTTCCAACTTCTTTTCCTTCTCCAAGTGTGCAATTTTCTTCCTTGCTTTTTCTAGTTCTGATTTCTGCTTGATATAATCCTCAAGAGTAACTTCATCAGTAGTTTCTTCTTCGCTTCATGTATCGTTGGAATCAGTCTCTTCCAAATCGATATCTTCTGTTTCCTTTTCTGACATAAAGGGGAAAAGTGAGAAAATAATTTTATACGGATTATTAAAACCGTAAGAATGGCGACAAACCATTGACAGCATTATATATAAACCCCCTGCAAATGCAAGGGGCTTATTTTACAGGGCTGTTTTGTCCTTATTCATGGACTTTCATTTGAGCCTGTTTAATGGTATCGATATCGCTTCTCGGAGATATTTCGCTCTGTAATATGAGTCTTTGTCCACTTCTCATTTACCGATTGATGCGAGAGCCATCACTTCGCTTTTCCTTGCTTCTTCCTCTATGAGAGAAGCGTAGTATTTCCATCTTTCATCCGAAAGAAGAGAATCAAGTATTTCTATCATACGATTTGTTGTAATGATGGTTGCTGATTAGCTCATTGCATCATTTGCGATGCCATTTGTGCTGTTGAAGCATTAAGCGCGGATTTATCTCACGCCACTGATTGCTGAATATTACCAAGCGTAATGTTTTCTCTGATTGCTTCGTATCTGTTTTGCAATGCTTGGGTTTTTACGTCATTGTGATCGGCGGTCTCGAATATCCTTATGAATGTATAGTGATCGTCATCTAGCGAATCAACCCTAGCTCCAAGCGGGTCGTTGGAGTTGATAAGCACCAGCTTTTGTTCTGCTCGCATCTCATCAGGGGTTTTTGGAGCGAGTGTTGAAATCAATTCTTCGTTCATATCTTCCAAATCCATCCATTCTCGCATAATGATTGCCTTTTCGGTGTCCGTTTTCGCTGATTGCAGCTTGTTTTGAAGGATAAATATTTTTCCTGCCTTGTTTGTCTGTTTGTCCTGTTTGTTCTGACCTGCGGAAATAATTTCCAAGTTCAGCATATCTTCCCCAACAAAATCATCTTTTTTGAATACGTAGAATTGATCGGTGTATCATTCAGAAAGATATATCTCTTTCTTTTCTGCACTCTTCATGTTCGCAACGTACTGGCGATACCAGAGATATTTCCATTTGAATTCCTCGCCCCAAACTCCGATATTTTCCATAAGCAAGAACTGAATGTTTCCATTCTGTTGTGCCATTTGAAGCTCTCAAAGTGTTGCATCGTTCACTCATGAAACGCCCTGTTGCACCGATCATGCGCCGACAATGTTTTCAGCGTTTTGTCGTAACATTTCAAGCATGTTTGTCGGTACTGCGTTTGTGCTTTCTCTTGGTAGCTCATAGATAATATCCTGTAAAGATGGTGCTGTCTCATTCACTGGAATGTCTTTCCCTTCAATGGTTGGAGTTCCAAGTGACGATGGGTCTTGCAGTTGGTCAACGCGCACAAGCCTATCTCATCAGAAAGTATTTCGGTATGCCATAGCAAGGTAGAGATTGAACAGCTTGCTTATGGCTGATTGGCTGTCTCTGTTGAGATCAGGGACAGAAAGCCCGAGAGGTCTTCCCTTGATATAGAAATAGTACTTGAGAGCAATCGGATATTTCACAAGGCTTTCATCCTCTTTTTCTTCTTTTAGAACTGGGCGGAGATATTCGAGAGTGAGAATAGCGTCCATTGCTTTATTCGTAACAACTCGGTACTTCTTCCCGTTTATTTCCGTGAAATGGATATAAACGTCATACAGTTTGTTTGCGGTGTCGTCATAGGTAAGAACCACGCCATTTGCATCTTTTAGTTTGATCTCGTAATCATCCCACTCGTCACATGTTGTGAGGTCGATGTTTTCATATCATAGCTTTTTCATTGCCGATCGTTTCATTTTCACTTCAAAACCAGCAAATCGGTGTGATTCGATCGTTGGTCATCCGTCAGGGTCTGGAATCCATCGGAGACTGTCAACGGTGCAAATCTTTGGCGTGAGTCTACCAATAGAGAACCCATCGGAAACTTGTATGCCAACTCCTTTCAAGAATCTGTCTGATTCCATTTCATAATCCTGGATGTTCCATTTCTCTGCCTTATAATCGTACTTCATAGCACGATTCGCATTGATAGCTCGCTCATAGTCTCCATTCTTTCTTCGTTTCCATACTACCTTTGGACGGTTTGCCCAAGCGATAGACATGAGCATTCGATGATTCTGGAAGATTGTTCGGATACGAACCTTTGAGTCGTCTGCTTCTGCGTCAAAATAGAGTTTCAAGTCGTCTCTTCGTACCTGCCTTATAGAATCAACAGAATTGAATCCGTAATAATACTCGGATTGCACTTGCGCGAGTATGTCGGATTCTTTATTTCAGAAAAGTTTCATATGGATTGATTAAAGTATTTTCTTCATTATATGAATTTTTCTATTATTGCAAAGACTACAATAGGGAACGATTATCGCGGATGATTGTCTTAATGTTTGAGTTCCTTATGGTGTTTATTCTGGCGATAGATACAGCACTTGCAAGAGCATCAATAAGATCGTCATGTTTACCGTTTGGGAACTTCAATAGCTCTAACTCTAACGCTCCAATATTTTCGCATGATTTCCTATGTATAATCGATCTTGAGGAATATCTTGGTTGTAGTATAGTTCTTATGCGTGATATCTTTTCTCATTGTGGCAACACTTCATCAAGCACAAAGAACTTATCACGTATTCTCATTTGGTTTTTAACCTCAAGCGCAAGCATCTTTTGATATTGAACGATTTCTATTCATAATCTATAGCTTTTACCTTTTGTCTTGTATTCGTCAGAAGTGTTGAATATCTCGTTTATTATTTCATCAGGTGTTGTCTTGAGGTGTTTCGCCTCTAGGATATATATATTATTGCTTACTGGATCGCGTCATATTGTAACAATACCAGTGAAGTCTGCTTCTTGCTTCTGGCTTATTGCTGGATCAACAAATGTTACAATATCCATCCTTCTTGTCTTTTCTTCAATTTCTCTCTCTTCTGAATATATAAACATCTGCTTATTAAAATCTCCACCTCATTCATTTATTGGATCTTGTTGATATTGTGATTGGAAAAAATAATCTCATATTGTTTTTCTAACTTCCTCGAGGTATTCAGTAGAAAAACGTGAACTCCAGAAGCTTTCTCATTCATCGCTAATGGCAGGAACAGAAACAATCTTCCAATCTTTCTCGCGTTCTGTTATGTATCACACAAGATCGTCCTCTCTCCATCTCTGCATAATAATGCAAATTCCTGCGTTCTCGTTATGCCTACGAGATAAAAGAGTGGAATCATACCAATCTTCAACACGCTTGCGTATCGTGTCAGATTCTGCGTCCTGACGTGTAGCGTAAGGGTCGTCAATAATAAGTCGGTTTCATCATTTACCAGTTATTCATCATCCTACGCCATAAATCATCAAATGGTTTCAATTATCCATCGACCAATCTCAAACAGATTCGTTACCCTGTTTTATGCGTGATTTGAATAGTGCTTTATATTCTGTACTGTTTACGCGTTCTCGTATGTTTCTCGAGATAGTTTCAAGTAGATTTACACTATGCCCAGTGTAAATAACATCCATTCGATTAAGTTTCCCAAAGCTCCATGCAATGGCTTCACTGATCATTCTTGTTTTCCCGGAACGAGGTGGAAGTTGTAGAATCAGCTTCTTTGTGTTCCCAAGCATAAACTCTGACAACTCTTGCGCAAGTATTTCATGTATACGTGCAATCTCGAAAAACTTGTCACTAAAAACACAGAAGGATAATAAATCTTTCTGTGCCATATCTGTGAAGAATGCCTGTTCTTCTTTAGTCATTATTTTGATACCTTAGCGCTATTGTCTTTTTTTGTTCTTCGCTCATTTCTAGAAATCCAATGTTTTCGGTTGGTTTGTTCTGTATTATCTGATTTTGCTTAAATGTGCTTTCCCTTAACGATACAAGCTCTGATATTCGTACATTCTCTTCTTTATTTTCTAGCTTTGATGCGATTAGTATATCTGCTAGTGTTTGAAGCTTATTATTAGTATCAATTAAATCTGCTATTCGTCTACTCTCTGTGGCAACTTGTGGCAAGTCATTATTCAATACATCGCATACTGTATCATTAGATACAACGCTTCATAATCCCTTTGCTATATCTCTACTAGAAGCATCTGGATTATTTATCTTTGTCTCAATAATCTTTGATTTCATATTACTATCTGTCTTCTTTCCCCTCATATATTTTTTATAGTTACATTAACAATCTATCACAAGCCATTTTATACATTTGCTCTATATTTGCAAGAGTGATCTCGTTGGATCAGTACTCGAAAATGAATGTGCTTTGCTTGTACTTAAACATAAAAACATTTCCTTTCATTTTGAAGAATACTTGGTCGTTATCCTTTACAATAAAAAACAGATCTACCGCATCCTCGATGGGATAGTATAATCTGTTCTCTGCTCTGTATGCCTTATCCTCTGTGTTGTTCATTGTTTGAAAGAAACCGTCTAATATGCTTTATTCTTATTTCATTTTTCTCGTGGCTTCCAGTATATTGCGTTCATGAACAATGGATATTTTGCGAGACTTCTTACAAATTTCTTGTTTCT